GGATAAACAATCCCTATTCCTGGAATATAAGTTTCAACCTCGCCTTTGTAGATATATGTCTTTTTCATAAAAGTATTATATGGTTGAATTTTTATTTTTTTTTAATTTATCCTTTGAAATCTAAATTTAACAGTTAAGGTAATTTCTGAGTAATAATACTTTGCTGGTTCTCCTTGAAAACCAAAGCGAGCTTTGGTTGGATAACACCAATCAACTGTATTATCTAAAGTAGGATTTTTTTCTAAAACATCAATCACCTTATCAGTTATCTCTCTTATTTTTTTCTGTGTGTTTATTTCGGTGCTTTCTAAATCGCCAATAATTCTTATTGAGATTGAGTATTGCCTGGTATTGAATCCCGATGAGGATAGAGTATAAAAGCTATCTTCATGACCAATTGCGCCAACCACAAGTGCCGGGAAAGATGATAAACTTTCTGGGTAATAGTCATATGATGATTGAATATCTGGTACCCCCGCTACAATAATGTTTTTTATTTTTTCAATTAGGCTATTGTATGTCATGATGAAAAAGATAACTTATTAACAATCTCTAATCCTATCTTTAAAATCTCGCTACTTCTTCTTTTTACCTCCTCAGCCGCTTTCTTCATAAAGTATTTGGGTTTTACACCGGATACTTTTTTAGCAAAGACATATCTATCACTGCCTTTCGGTTTAAAAATCAAAAACTTTCCCCGTTTTGGGGTAATTGGTGTTCCTCTTTCCCCATAAATACCACTACCATACTCTTGAGCTTTAGGATAAGGAAAACCACTGGCAACCAAGTTTGTCCCAACCGTCCCATAAAGATCATTCCCCATCGCTACCACCTTACTATTTGCTCCAATATTTCTTCGTAAATTACCAGTATCAATCGGCGCCTCCATCACTGCTTTTTCTCTTGCAATATTAACCATCGCATCCATCATTTTGTACTTAACATCAGCTACAATATCAGGCGCTTGACGTAGTTTTTCTTTAAACTCTTCAAATCCTTTAAGTTCTATTTCAACCTGATAACCTGATGGCATATTTTTTTTAAGTTTTTACGGCAACGCCACTATTGAAAATATGACCTAAGACGTACGACTTTTGAGCGTTGCCTCGAACTATTAATTGGTCATTTGCCGATAGTCCACTTGTTTGAGGATCTAAAACAATGATCTTATCCCCTGGTCTTATCCAATCAACTTGATCCATTATCATAAAAGAATAAGATTGGCCAACTGGCACCTCATACATTACCGCCGTTTCATTTGATGCTGGTTCTATTAAAATGTAAACATTAGTTGCTAAATCTTGATAGTTTTTATTATTCTCATCACCGGTCAATCTTTGTATTTTTACAATACAGTTTTGCCTTATCATACAAGCACTTTTTTATAAGTTTTAATTAATTGCTGAATGTATTCTGGGATTGGCTCTTGATTGAAAGAAATTGATAAACCAGCAAAATTAAATGAAGAGACGTTTTTACCCCCATATTCTTTTTGAGTAAATATCTGAGCCGCCCATTGTTTTATTCCAAGCTCTAAATCCTCACCCCAAAACTTCTCAATGCTATAAACAATTTTTAAAGCTTGACGATTATATGTTGATTGAGGAATGGTTAAAAAAACAATACTATCACGATAAACGAAAAAGTCTTTGTTTATCTCATAAAGATTAGTCCCTCCACCTTTTACATAAACATCTTGATCGCCAACGGTTATTTTTGCCACTTCTTTTACCGGAAAGTTGTGAAAGTAGTATTTGTCTAATCCTGCATCAAATGTTTCCTCATAATAATCAGAGCCTAAATCATATTTAAAATTCCTTCGGCATTTTTGTGCGATAAAAAGTTCAATTGAGGAAATTAATGCGGTAACAATATTTTGTTCGGTGGTGTTTAATGTTTTTCCCAAAAAATCCGCAACCGCCTGTGCGGTTACTCCTGAATAGCCACTATAATAGAGAGTTGCATCTTTGTTTGCCATAACATATTTTTATTTTTTTGCTTTCTTTTTAACTTCTTTACCCGTTATCATTGTATTTTTTGCCTCATCGATGATTTTTGTTTTTTCTTCTTTTATAATTTTTGCCGATGAGCCTAAAGCCTTCGCTGTTTCTTTCTCAACCTCATATTCTTTTTCTTTCTCATACTTTATCCCTTCAAAAACAGTTGTTTCAATCATCTTTATTCTCATATTTTTTTAAAAAACTTTTAACATCTTAGGCCACCTCCCATCCCTAAGATGGCCTAGGATGTTGGCCGGCGGTATTTGCCTAACTTATCTTTTTCGTTAGGCATTGCCGCTCACCCTACGGCCATCGGTTTAAACTTATGACGACGCTGCTGTTTTGATCCAGGCAAATGCTTTGCTTGGTTCAGCCAGCTGGATGTCTACAGACTCCGTCACTTTGATCGCCACCATCTCCTGTTCAAAGGAGTTGATAAGCGTTGATCCGTTTGTATCGGTGATGGTTGCCACATCTGACACGTCTAAGGTGTAGACGTTTTCATCACCGAATAAAACGTAATCAAAGTTAACAAGAGCTATAAACTTTTTGCCAGCTTGACTGCTTTCGGTGGTTTTAGGCATATAAGAACGAGTCTCATATGCTATATCCCATAAAGTTTTTGGGACAACGCCGCCGAAGCCCCCAAGCAAGAACCCTTGAGGATCAGTGCCAACGACCGCTCTTTTTCTTCGAAGAGCATTTAAAACGGATAAGGACATTACCCATTTCATTTTTTCGTTGACAGCCTCTTCAGCAACCAAATCGATTGCATCTAAAAGATCCTCGGGTTCAACCTTTGCATAGGTGGTATCCCCAGTTCCTAAAGTGACACCAGGAACTGAAGGATTTTGAAAAACCCCCTCACCGGATGCCAGACCCAAAATCGCCCATTTATCTTCGAGTTTTGCGATAGCTTCAGCGGCCAAAGCGTTAAGCGCATCGACCAACTGAATGCTTGCATTTCGAAGTAGGCGTTTGGAAACAGGAATAATTACGCCAACAGTTTTAGTTCTTAGTTGGACGTTTCCTGTTGCTGGCTGAGATGAGTTGATTTTTGTGCCTTCATCCACTCTATAAGAAGTTACGCTTGATAGAGTGGGCACGTTTTCGTTACCACCTTGCATCGGCCATTTGCGAGCGTACTGGCGAACCAACCCTGCCTTCTCAGCTAATCTTACGATTTCTGAGGAGATATAGGTTGGGACCAGCTCAGCACCACTGCCACTGGTGCCTGAAGATAAAGCTTTTGCTTTCGCTTCATCTCTTAAGAATTTAGCTCGCAAATATTCGGCCGCAGCCTGTTTTTGCTCGAGAACTTCAGCATTAGCGCTTTCGCCGCCGAAGATATTTTTTCTTCGAGGAAGTTCAGCCAACACCTTCTCAGTAATTGCCGGTGTTACGGTTTCAATAACCTTTTGGCTTAATTCCTCGAAGGCCTTTCTTTCCTCATCCATATTATTTTTCACCCCCTTTCCCTTCGGAACTACTAACTTTTAATAGCGAATTTAAAATTTTTAAAGACAGCCCGGTATATTTATCACTTTTTCTCATTTCCTTTCTCATCTTATAAAGAAGCTTAACTGCGTCTTCAGAAAGTTCATCATCTTTTACTCGAATGATTTTTTCAACCACTTTTTCCTCAACTACTTTATATTTCAAAAACATTTCTTCCAATATGCTTTTAATTGTCTCTTTAAGATTTCTTATTTCATCGGCTTCTTTTTTTATCTTTGCTAAATATTCTTTCTTTATCTCCAAAACTTCACCACAATCGATTAATCCTTTTTGATCTAATTCAAAAAGTTCTTCGTTTGTATATTCCTTAAACTCTGGCGCTTCTTTCTCAAATTCTTTATAATGTTTGGCTAGATGATTGTATACTCCTTTGCGATCTTCAACCGGTATGTTTGTTCCGCCTCTTGCTCCAAGTAAAGCCCCCATTGCCGCCTTTACTCCTGACCACACCGTAACCAATTTCCCATCTTTTACATAGTGATGGGGAAGTTTATAAGAACCAAAATTTTCTTTATCTTTCTCATCAAACCAACCAAAACCTTTTTTATACTTTCCCCAATCGATTTTATCCTTTTCACCTGATCCATCAGATGAAGCCCATTTTGCCAATTGATCGCGAGCTTTATTTCCATCCCAAGAGGATGATTCATCTTTCTCATAAGATTCAAATGGAACCGCTCCTTTATATTGAGCCTCATCAAGTGATTTCTCTAAAAATAAAAATCTTGATTGAACGTCGTTGTTTATCAAAGCTTCAGGATTAGCTGGGACAGCAACAAATGATATTTCCAAAAGTTCAGCCTCCATGATGGTATATGGATCCTGACCGGCAACACCATATTTAGTTGGAATAAAACCAACTGAGACTGTGTTTAAAAATCCATTTTCAATTAGATAAAAAACTTCTCTTCCTTCTTGGGTATCGGCAATTTGAATATAGGCCTGAAGTTTTTCATCCTCCACCCAAACTTTAACTGCTTTTCCAATTGGAAGTGATCGATAATCATGAGCAATTAAAACCACCGGATTTTTTTTAAAGTTATCTAACAACCACCCTTGAGGATTAACTGATTCACCATGCCGGTCAATAACACCAGTTGATGCAATAACATGGACGATTTTTTCGTCTTTGTTAACAACAGCTTTGCAAGTTGCTGATGTAAATAGTTTATTTTTCATATAAATATTGTATGGGCAACTATTATTTTTTTTTCTTTTTAGGTTTTTTCATCTAGAGTTGGAATAGATGAGCATCGACATTGAATATGAGCTGGAGTATGAGTGTGACCACTTGGAAACTCTTCTCCAAGCCCAACAACTTGTAAATGGTTTTCCATACATACAGGACAAGTTCGCTCATCGGCAGCGGCGATCCATTTAAGATTTTTTACCGTTCCTGATTGTAAATAACTTTGATATTCTGTCTCTGAATAAGCAGTAAAAAGTTCGGTTCTTACTATTCTTTCAACCCGCCAATATCTTTCATCATCAATTACTTGCGCTACTTCTTCTCTTATTTTGTCTATGTCAAAAACATCATCAGCCAAATTTCTGGCAATTACTTCTCTTGCTCGGTTGTATAATGTTTGATCAACTTCTGAGGCTGATGTTTCTATTCTTTGCTTTAACCAATCAATAACTTTTTTATATGCTGGATCAGTCATTCGTTGAATACCGTAAGTTTGAATAAGATGTTCAATTGCCGCCTGAGTTGCTTGAAAGCCTAAATCAAAAGTAATTGTGGTAAAAAGTTTTTTCCATTCAGTTGTGTCTGGGTAAATATTGCCAATTATTTCATCAAGCAATGGATCTTCTTGTTTTTTCTTTATGCTTTTTTTCTTTTTCCTTATTTCTGAAGTTAGTTTTCTAAAAAGCTCATCAAGTTTAGCCCGATATTGGCCTTCAAGTTTTTCAAGTGTTTGATCACGCAAAGGAATATGAGTGACTTCTTTTTTTAAAATCGATTTTTGATTTTCACCACTGCTACTATTTTGATTATTGCCTTCGTTTGATGATAAAGGAACTAAATTAAAAGGAATATAAATCACATCGCCACCTTTTACCGGTTCTTTTTTGTCTTCGGACCTTACTTCATTTATTGTTAAAAATCCAGCACGCAATCCAGTTTCCCATTTTTTAAGTTTCATTTCTACGTTCTCTGGGGTTGGATCTTCGAAACGAAGAGTATAGTCTTTGCCATCAGGAAATAAAGGCATATAAAACTGATTTAATTTGTCAAAGATAAGTCGAAGTCTTGGTTCAATTGTTCTTTTGGCAAAGACATATTCAGAGGCTTCAGCGTTGGCTCGGTTAACATCATCGGTTATTGCTAATACTGTTTTTGGCACTTTAAAAATCGATAAAATCTCATCTCGAGAAAAACGTCGCTGTTCAATAAAATCCATATCCTTCTGCTTTATGGTTAAAGATTGCCATGTCAGACCTGCCTCCAATATCATCGGCCGGTGTGCATTTTCTTTTCCTTGATACCTTTCTTGCCATTGTTTTTTTAATCGTTGAAATGTTTCTTCTGATATTTCTTGGTTAGTCGACAAAACCCCTGATGGCATCGCTCCGTTTTCAAAGAAGTTTTTATTCCACTCAACTGCGTTTATATCGCCTTCAATTGAGTGTTTAGCCATTTCAATGGTTGAAACACCTTCTATTTGGTTAAATGGGTGAGGACGTTTGATTTCAATTAATTCATTAATATCAAATGGAACTTTTTCATCTTTCAAGTTATAGTAGACATATCCAGCTAGCAAACTATCTTTTCCTGGAACCGATTTTGTTCTTTGCGGATCTAATAACCAAAGTTCTTTTGGTTCGCCTTTGCCGTCAAATACAGGATAGATGTAGGCTTTTCCAAAAGCATCAATATGAGAAGAAATAAGATAAAAAAAATCGTAAGATGATTGAAGAGGATTTGGTTTATATAAAAGCTTAATTGATGGGTGATTTTCTTCTTTTACCTGGCTTTTATCATCTTTTTTCACCGCAAAAAATCTTGTTGCGGCTACATTTTGAGCTATCGCATCAATACAAGAAAAAACAACGCCGTAATAATAATCACGACGCGTGAATGTTCTACCAATTCCCCAAGGGATAAAAATATTAGAAAACACAGGTTTTCGGCTTAAAGCTTTGGTGATTGTTTTTAAAAAGTTTAGTGGATTCATACAAATATTTTATGGATGAAGTGTGTATTTTTTTTATTGGCGCCTTTTAAAGAAAGCGTATTTTTGGTTCGGGTTTTTTGGGGGTAAATGTTAAAGCAAAAGCATCAGCAAAATCTGGTGATTTACCAGTTCGGCGAATCAACTCATCTTTTGGTTCTATTTGTAAAACCTTATCGGTTGAGATTTTATATTTTATCCAGTGAAGTTGTTGCCAGTTTTGATTTTTATAAAGTTTGCCGCCAGCCTCAATCCATTGTTTTGATTTCCAATAAATCTCAGCTTTTAAGTTTTTAAATTTAGTTTTATCCTGTGGTTCCTGGCCAAATGAAACGGCGTTAACTTTTATTCCTTTTTCCTTCAATCTATCAGTAACCCCTTTTCCAACACCGGTGTCATCAATAAAAATATTTGATGGGTCTACTTTATATTCTTTGATTATTCTCTCAACCTCGTTTATGTTTGTCATTGTATCATTGCTTTGGTTTTTACTTTCAATTATTGCCACATCTTTATTTCGCAAAACATAGACGTTAAAATCCCCACCGGCTCCAATATCAACGCCTAAAATCCAATCGGTTTTTTCCTCTTTCGGTAAAGTTTCGGTATATGCTTTTTCAATTTGTTCTAAAGTTAAAAGAGTTCGGTATCCTCGCTGATCTATTTCATCCTCATCTGGGAATTTACACTCATATAAAATATCAAAAAAAGCCTCTTGCCTCATTTCTTCAATAAATTCAGGCGAATATCTTCCTTCTTTTAAACCGATTTTATAGTCAATAAAAATCTTATTGTATAAATTTGAATGCCAAGTGCGATAGAAGTGGTTTCGGTAAAAAGGATTGCCTATTTCCAAAAGAAACTGATCATCATAAGAATACCCACCAAGCATTCTTTTTACGGTTGCGTATAAAGCGTCATCAATTAACGATGACTCATCCAAAATTATTCGATTGCCGCCAAATCCCATTGCCGCCTCAATATTTCTTTTTGTGTTTCTGGCATCCAGTGTCAATGTTCTAACACCTCCACCGGTTTTAAAAGTTATATAGTCTCTTGATCTTTGTCTTCTAAGTCGGTCAAGTTTTTCTGATGGGTCAAGTTCAAGTTGATCCAAAAACAAAGCATTATCGAAACAGTGTTCAATCACATAACTCATAATTATCTGAGCTTTATTTTCGGATGGAGCTAGGATTATAAATCTTTCTCCAGCAACCAGCGCTCTAACCAAAACAGCCAAAGCCACAGTTAAAGACTTCCCATATTGGGTCGGCGCTATTATTTGGTTTCTTGGATGTTCGGCAAAAGCTATAAGATTAAAAATCTTCTTTTGCATCGGTGTTAGCTCTACCGGTTTTCCTTTGATTTGAAACAGACTGGTCAGTTTGTCGATGTCGTCCATGTTTTTGAAAAATTTCTTTTAACATTTGTAACGTCTTTTGTTTTTCATCCTCAGTCACATCAGCCACCTTATGTACTGGTTCAAATCCCGCCATTTCCAAAGCTTTTACTGCTGCTTTCCAATTTCCTTTTCTTACCGTATTTTCCAAAACTATTACAGCATCAATTGCTATATCTTTTAATCTTTGGTCAATTTCTTTAAATAAATCTCTTTTTTCTTTTTCCCGTTCTTTTTTGATTTGATTAAAAACCTTAAAACATACCCCTTCTTTCATAAACCAACTTCTTACAGTTTGTTCTTTTATATTTAGTTCTGTTGCTATATCTTTATATTTAACCCCATTTAATCTTAAGTCTATAGCTCTTTGATGGGTTGGATTTAACTTATCATACTCAATATAATCAACATTGTTTCGATTTTGTTGATTTTTGTTGATTTTTGTTGATTTTGTTTTTTTTAAATTGGTTTTGTTTCGTTTTCCCATACCTCCTCCTTTCCTATAAACTTTGCATAACGTTTTCTTATAACATCGCAATAATAAGGATCAAGCTCCATAAGGTAGGCTTTTCTTTCTAATTGTTCGGCGGCAATTAAAGTTGATCCACTTCCACCAAATAAATCTAAAACTATATCGCCGATTTTTGATGAGTGTCTTATTGCTCGCCCGGCGAGTGCAACTGGTTTTTGTGTTGGGTGCTCGTATTGTGCGGTATTGTCTCTTTTCTCATACCAAACATCCATCATCTCAATAAAAGTTTTTTTATCAAGTAAAATCACATCTTCTAAATTAGTTAAATAAACATTTCTTTGATGATTTTTCCCTTCTTTCCATCCATACATACACGGCTCATATATTCTTTGATAATCTTGTCTTGAGAAAACAAAATGTTCTTTTACCCAGATTATTATTTGAGAAAAATAAAAACCAGCATCAATGAATGATTTTCTTACAATATGTTGATTTTTTGATGCATACCAAAGATAAATCGCTGAATCATCGCTTGAATAAAAATAAGCGTTTTTTAATGAGTCTAATAAAAACTTATAATAGCTTTCATCGGATAAATTGTCGTTAAATATTTTTTTATGTTTAAATTTTCCCTCAGCATAAGAATTACTACCGTGTGATTCGTAATCTACGTTATATGGTGGATCGGTAAATATTAACCCTGCTTTTTCATCTTTCATAAGCTTTTGAATGTCTTCTTTTTTTGTCGCATCCCCACACATAAGTTTATGTCTTCCAAGCTGGTAGACTTCACCGTATTTCGATTTTATATTGTTTTCATCAACTTCTGGTATTTCATCTTCTTTTAAATCTTTATTTATCAAAATAAAATCATCAAGTTTTAGCGGTTCTTTATAGTCAATTGAAAACAACCCTTTTTCAAGTTCAATATTTTGAAAGTTGGTAAAGAAAAGCTCTTTATCATAGTAGCCAATTCTATCGTTGTCAGATAATGCATACTCAAGCATTTCTTTTTCATTCTTTGGTTCAACGATAGATACCCAGACTTTTTTTAATCCTAATTCTTTAAAAACTTTAAGTCGCATATTGCCGCCCAATACTATACCATCTGGTGTGACAATTAACGGCTTATAAACTCTAAACTTTAAAATATGCTTTTTTAAGCGTTCAAGAGCGCTTTTTGTGGCTTTTCTTGGGTTTTTATCCCATTCTTTTAATCGCTCTATTTCCCAGTATTCTGAACGGGTAGCATTATCCATTTTGATTAAAATAATTTTTAATATCGCCAATTATGGCTTCAAAGATATTATATGGTGGTCGTTTATACTCTTTAAGGATGGTATCTTTTTCCCAGTTATCATATATTTCCTTTTCATTTAAGATTTGGTTTTTTTCTTTATCGGTTTTTCTTTGAGTCAAAAGGTATAAAAAAAGAAGGTTTTCTAAAAATTTTATTCTCGATGGTTTAAGATTTTCTTTTTTTATGGATACTATTTTTGATGCTAAGGTTTTTTTAATCTTATATATTTTTGAAAGCTTAATTCCTAAAATTTGAGAAATTTGATGAAGGTTATATCCTTCCATTGCCATAGACACAATGTCTTTCTCAATGCCGTCGAAGTTATCAATTAGTTTATCCTCATAATCATCCTGAATGATTTTTTCCAATGGATCATCTACTCTTGGCTCGAGGTCGCCAACGCAAGATTCCAACGAATAGGTTGGAATGAAGTAGTAATTTTCTCTTTTATAGCCCACTTAAATTCTTTCGTGAGCCGCCTATTTTAATTGTAGTTTCTTATTTTCCTTCTGTCAATAGAGTTTTTTTTATTTTTTTAGGCTTTGTTCGAACACCAAACCAACCAATTCCATCAAATATTTTTTCTATTAATAATTTATACCCATCAAAACTTGTTTTTATTATTTTTTTTCTTACTTCCCTTTTCTTTAACCTCATTTTTATTCTGTAAACTTTTAATCTTTTTTTCTATCTCATTAAGTCTTTCTAATCTTTTTTGAAGCCTTTTGTTTTTTTCATCCAATTCCGACAAATAAGTGGTAAATAGTTTTTCTTTTTCTTTATTTTTTTTACCGAAGTAAAAATAAAAGAAGGTAATAATTATTAGGTTGGTTAATATATTGATGGTAATTGCTAAATAAACATTGATCATAATAAAATGATACTACTTTTTTATCAAATATTTCTTAAGTTTGGAAGAACCGCTTCATTTAAGCCATAGATAAAATCGTTGATTGCTTTCAATACTTTTAGATAATTAAATCTTTTATCTTCTGTTAGTTTAAACTGTTCTATTGCTTTTTTTATAATCTCAATGTAGTTTTTTGGTGGTATATGTCTATAAGCAAATGGGTGGCGGTATAACATCCCCTCTTTAACAACTTCATCGGCAATATGAACATAGGTCATTGTTGATTTTATATCTTTGTGTCCTAATACTTCCTTAACCAAAGCAACATCTCGGGTTGAAAGATATAAAAGAGTGCCATATGTATGGCGAAAAATATGAGCGTGAACACGTTTTTTTATTCCGACCTTTAAAGCCGCTTTTTTTAAATCTTTACTGAAATCAGTTGCGTATATTTTCTTTCCTCTTAAGTTTTGAAACACCAACTCATCTGGTTTTTTGTTTTCTATCAGTTTTTTTATTCTTTTTACCAACGGTTTTATAAGATAAACATTTCTTGGCTCGCTATTTTTGGTATAGTAAAGAACTGCTTTTTGATTTTCTAAATCAACAGATTTTACCTCCAAAGACGCTGCCTCTTCAAATCGGCAGCCGGTATAGGCTAAAAACATTCGAAGAGTCTGAAGGGTAAACTGAAGCTTTTCTATTTTTTCACCTTTATATTTTCTACTCGTTGTGTCAGCGTTTATTATCTTTTCAACTTCTTTCTCGCTTAAGATTAAAACTGGCGGTTGATATTTTTTAAATGTTCTTATTCCTTCAAAAAAATTATTTAAAATCCCCCGGTGAAATAAATAATTCCTTAATTGCCTTAGTCCATATACATAAGTGTTTAAAGTATTGTTATTTGTGGTTTTGTTTTTAAGAAAGAGAAAAAACTCCTCCGTTGACTTTTGATTTAATTCTTTTTTGTTTTCTTTTAACCAATTTAAAAAAATCTTTATCCTAGAAAGGGCGTGTCTTATGCTATTTGGTTTTAATCCCGATTTTACGGTAATATATGTTTTAAAATCATTAAAATCAATCATTTTGTTTTTGGTTTATGTTGTTATTATAACAAAAAATTAAAAAATCAAAATACCCCTTGACAAATAAAAAATATTATGTTTTACTTAAGTTAAGAAGTTTTTAAATGAAGGGTTTAAGAAGTTTAGCCTCATTTTTTCCTTAAAAATGTTGGGATGTCAAACTCTGACTCTTCCTCTAAAAACTCCTCTTCTAAATCAACTGAAGTTTGAGATAATTCTTCTTTTTCTTCTTCCTCTAAACTTGAAGGTAAAATCTCTTTTTTTTCTTCTTTTTTGAACCTAAAAAGGCGAGTTCTTCCTTCATCAAAACGGGTAGCTATAAGAGTGATTTTTATCTGATCCATCATCTTATCATCAATCACCGCCCCAAAAATAATCTCTGCCTCTGGGTCAACGGTGTTTTTAATAATCGTTGCCGTCTCATCAACCTCACTCATCGTTAAATCTGGCCCCCCAACAACATTAAACAAAACCGCTCTTGCGCCTTCAATTGTGACATCCAAAAGAGGTGAAGAAATTGCTTGTTTAATGGCCGCCATCGCTCGTTTCTCACCACTCCCCATACCCAAACCCATCAAAGCCGTTCCTGAATTTTCCATCACGGTTTTCACATCGGCAAAATCAACGTTAATTAACCCAGGAGTGGTGATTAAATCAGCGATTCCTTTTACTCCCTGATATAAAACCGAATCAATCTTTTTAAAAGCTTCAAGGACGGGTGTTTTTTTCTCAATGATTGAAAGAACTTTTTGATTGGGAACGATAATTAAAGTATCAACTTTTTCTTTTAAATTTTTTATCCCTTCCTCAGCAATCATTCGTCGTTTTGCCCCTTCAAAATCAAAAGGCAAAGTAACAACGGCAACGGTTAAAGCACCAGTTTCTTTAGCAATTTCCGCAACCACCGGCGAGGCCCCAGTCCCCGTCCCCCCTCCCTCACCACAAGTAATAAAAACCATATCAGCACCGGCGATTTCTTCTTTTAACCTTTCTCTTGATTCTTCTGCTGCTTGCCGACCAATTTCTGGATTTCCTCCAGAACCCAAACCCTTAGTTAGATTTTCTCCAATTTGGATCTTTATCTCGGCTTTGTTTGCAAGTAAAGCTTGGGCATCGGTGTTAACCGCAATAAACTCTACTCCACTTATTCCCCCATCAGCAATCATTGAAGAGATAGCATTACCGCCACCACCACCAACACCAATTACTTTGATTCTTGCTTGTTGCGAAGCTTTTGGTTTAACTAACATATTTTTTAAGGAATAAATTGTTTAAAAAATTTTTTTAACTTCTCAATCGAAAAACCCGTTGAAAAATCACGCCAAATTCTTCTAAAACTTTTCAACTCAAAACTCTCTTTTTGGATTTTATTTTTTCCAACCAAAATCAAGCCAATCGTTGTCGCATAAGAAGGATCCAAAATCTCATC